CTCTTGATATAAAATTAAAACAACAACAAGAGGATTGGTTAGATAGTGTAGATAGGCTAGCCATTACTGTCGCAGTAGACCAAAAATTTGATGAAATCAAAAGTAAATATTTAAATTCAACTGGTGAAGATATGATCCACGCAGGGCAAAATATTTTTGAGTTAATTCAAAATTTAAAGAAAACTCCTGAGGTTGGAATCCCATTATTCGGGCCACTAATCAATACGATAACAAGAGGAGCAAGATTAAAGAAGTTTTATTTAAGATCTGCGCCGTCTGGTGTTGGTAAGTCTCGTATGGCCGCAGCTGATATTTGTAATTTTGCTTGTAATGAGATATATGATTTATATACACAAAGATGGGAAAAGAACGGAACTTCTGAACCATCATTATATATAACAACAGAGCAGGACATAGAAGAAATACAAACGATGATGTTAGCTTTCTTATCTGGGGTTGATGAAGATAGTATTTTAAATGGTATTTATGGGCCAGGAGAAGAAGAAAGAGTAGTGCATGCGGGAGAGCTTATAACAAAAAGTCCAATGTGGATTGAAGAACTACATAACTTTTCTCTTGATGATATTGAAAATACAATGCGTAAATATGTTTTAGATAATAATGTAAAATATGTCGCATTTGATTATATACATACTTCACTAAAGATCCTTGAGGAAATTACTAGAAAAACTGGTGGTGTAAAATTAAGGGAAGATAATATTTTATATATGTTATCTATTAGATTAAAAGATTTATGTAATGAACTTGGTATTTTTATTATGAGTGCCACACAGGTTAATGGAGAATGGGAAGGTAAGAAAGATGCAAATCAGAATTTAATTAGAGGTGCAAAAGCTATCGCTGATAAAATCGACTTTGGTAGTATCATATTACCAACTACTGAAAATGATTTAAAATGTTTAGAAACGCTATTGGCAGGTGGTTCAATTATAGAACCAAACATAGTATATCATATATATAAAAATAGAAGAGGTCGCCACACGAGTGTAAAATTATGGTGTTCTGCGAATTTAGGAATTTGTAGAGTAACTCCTTTATTTTTAACAGATAATAATTATAAACTTATACCTCTTGAGGATTTCCATATAATAGTAGAAGAAGACGACGAGGAGTAAAAAATGTATTATGACAAAGACGAAATAAAAAATTCATTGACTATGGAGGATGCTTATAAAATAATAGATAATCTTGGCGGCAATCCGTCTTATAGTGCTACTGGGTTTTTATGTGAAACTCTTTGTCATAACGAAGCGGGTACTGGTTCAAGAAAACTGTATTACTATGAAAACACAAAATTATTTCAATGTTATACAGGATGTGGTTTTATGGACATATTCGAAGTTATAATGAGAAATAAAAGTTTAGACAACGCTAAACAATGGACTCTATATAATGCCATGGATTATATAGTAAAAGAATTAGATTTAACTGTAGAAAATCATCATTCTGACGATGAAAAATCTGATATAAAACACGACTTAAGAATACTGACCAACTATGCTATTATTAGCAAAATAAAGGAAAATATCCAGTTAGAATACAAAGTATACGATGATAATATTTTAAAGAACTTATCGTTTATGCCTCCAAAAGCATGGATTGATGAAGGTATCACAATAGAAACAATGAAGAAATACAACATTAAATACTACGGCACTGAACATAAAATTGTTATCCCACATTACAACCTAATGAACGAACTAATAGGAATTCGTGGGAGAGCTATGATATCAGAAGATGCTGATATGTATGGTAAATATATGCCACTTAAAGTGGCTAATGTAATGTACACGCACCCACTATCACATAATTTATATGGATTAAATCTTAATATAGAAAATATACGAAAGATTAAAAAGATAGTTATATTTGAAGGAGAAAAGTCAGTTTTACTTTATGATAGCCTTTTTGGAACAGAGAATAACATAGCAGTCGCTACATGCGGCAGCTCCTTATCTCTATTTCAACAAAGTATGATTATTGATTTATGTAATGTAGATGAAGTCGTAATCGCTTACGACAAAGAGTTCCAAGCAATTGGAGACGCAAATTTTGATAAGAGCACAACAGCGTTAAGCAATTTAGCTAATAAGTTAAAAAACTATTGTAACGTATCCATAATGTTTGATAAATATAATTTATTAAGATATAAAGATGCTCCTATTGATAAAGGGAAAGAAGTTTTCGAATATCTATTTCAAAATAGAATTATAATGTAAAAGGAGCAACAATAGTGAAGATAAATTTAATAAACGATATTGATTTAAACCTTTCGCCTGCATATCAAGTGCTTGTGAATAGAGGAATACCCGAAAGTAAGATAAGAGATTTTTTAAATACGAGCGATGAAGTAATTAATAGCTATATGCTATTAGACAATATAGAAGATGCAGCAAAAACACTTCTTTATCACGTTAATAAATTGAGTAATATATTAATCCAAGTAGACTCTGATGTAGATGGATTCACTTCTGCGGCAACTCTATATAATTGGATTAAAGGAAACTTCCCCGAAGCAAATCTTCACTATCAGGTACATGATGAAAAAACTCATGGACTTCATATAACAGAAGATATTTTAGCAAACAAATACGAATTAATCATTGTACCTGACGCAGGTAGTAATGAATATGAAAAACACAAGAGAGTACATGATTTAGGAATAAAATTAATTATATTAGACCATCATGAAACAGAATATTATAGCGAAGATGCTTGTGTAGTAAATAATCAAATGTCCGAAAATTATCCTAATAAAGCGATGTCTGGAGTTGGAGTTGTTTGGCAGTTTTGTAGGGCACTAGATCATATAAATCCTTTTGTTCAAACTACTGTTGCTGATGATTATTTAGATTTAGTTGCTCTTGGTTTAATTGCTGATATGATGGATACGAGAGAATTAGAAACAAAAAGATTAATTGAAAAAGGGATTGATGCAATGAAAGATTCATTTAGTCCTGGCGGCAATTCATTCTTAAGTGCTTTTATACAAAAACAAGCGTATTCATTAAAAAATACAGTTACTCCAATAGGCCTTGCTTGGTATATAGCTCCTTTTATTAACTCAGTTGTGCGGGTAGGCACTCCGGAAGAAAGGCTTCTTACTTTCGAAGCTATGCTACAGGAGAATGCGAAAATATCAATTCCCTCTACAAAGCGTGGTGGTAAAGGACAAACTGAAACCGTAATTGAACAAGCGATAAGAACATTAACAAATGTTAAAAATAGACAAAAGAAACAAACAGACGAGTTATTTGAAAAATATGAAAGCAAAATAACAGATGATTATTTAAATGAAAATAGCATTATATTATTAGAGATAGATAATAAAACAAATCCAAATTTGAAAGGTTTAGTTGCTAATAAGATTGCATCTAAGTATCAAAGACCAACTTTTATTCTTTCAAGTTATACTGAAACCTCCGTTAATCTTGTTCTAAAAGAAACTGTTGTTGAAAATGACGAGGGTGGACAAGATCTTCGTGAAGAGTTGGTAGAAGTAAAGAAAACTGAAACTTATTTTACTGGCTCCGCTCGTAATATAGATACAAATATACTTCCAGACTTTAAAGGTTTTATTACTGAAACGGGGTTGGCTGAATATGCAGAAGGCCACGCAAGCGCGCTTGGAGTTAAGTTCACAAAAGATAATTTAGAACAATTTCTAGAACTTGCTACTAACTCTCTTGATTTTACAACTTCTTATACTGAATACAACGTAGATTTTATATTTGATATGAATGAATTAAGGCCTGGAGCTATTTTAGATGTTGCTTCGCTTAAAGATTATTGGGGAAAGGGAATAGAGGAATCTATTATCGCAATTAAGAATGTTAAGGTAACAGAAGATATGAAAACTTTAATGTCTAGAGATAAGAATCCTACTTTGAAGTTAATTATTAATGAAGTGGAAGTTATTAAGTTTAGATGTAGTGAAGAAGAATTTGACGCTATTGCTCCTAACCAATATACAACGAGTATAATGGATATTGTTGGAAAATGTAGTATTAATGAATGGAATGGAAATATAACTGCTCAGATTTTAATTGAAGATTATGAGATAATACAAAATATAGTTGAATTTTAAAATGAAAGATTTTAAGGTAATCATCGCTGGAACAAGAGACTTTAACGATTATGAGTATGCCGAACCATTAATTGATAAAATTCTTTCAAATAAATCTCAAACTCATAAAATATTAATAGTGTGCGGCATGGCTCGAGGAGCCGATTTAATAGGAAAAGAATACGGAGAAAATAAAAATTATGAAGTTCTTAAATATCCTGCTGATTGGGATTCATTTGGTAAGTCAGCAGGTTATATTAGAAATAAAGAAATGGCAAATAACGCAGACGCTTTAATCGTGTTCTGGGATGGAGCTTCTAAAGGGACTTTAAATATGATTAATATAGCAAAAGAAAAAGGTTTGAAAGTAGTAATTATTAACTACCTTAAAGGAGAAATAAAAACATGATTTTAACAGAAAAACAAAATGTGGCAGTCAATTTAATGTCAACAAATTTTAAATTAAATGAACCAGTTACCGTAATCTCAGGATATGCGGGAACTGGTAAAAGCTCTATCATTAAT